ACTCTAGCTCTGGCATATTAATTGATCCAGTTTGATAGTCTATTGTACCAAAAGTTCTAAAATATGTTTTTACATCAACGTTAAAGTAATACATCTTCAACACACCATACCTAGAATCTGTAGGTAAGTCTTCTAAGTACATTAAGTTTTCATTACCTGCTATATAGAAACCTGTAGAAGTCAATGATTGTTCAGGTACAGTTGAGTTATATATCGGGTTACCCAAGTAGATGTTATAGTTTGCATTGGTGTTATATTGGACTTCTACTTCTCGGTGTAACTTTATAGTAGTGATGTTACTTATGATTGAATCTTCTGTATTATCTATTTCAGATGTTATATTAGAGAACCTAAAGATTCCTGTAAATGATTCAAGGTTTTCTGTGTTATAAGCTTTAATAGTATCAACGACTAAAGTCTTTAGCTCTGTCTCAGACTTAGCTGTTAATCTAGGGTTATAGTATATAGTGGTGTTGATTTCTAATTGGATGTACTCTGGATCAACGATCTCTGGCGTAATAGATACTACGTTCTTTTGTTTTAAGATCTCGTTGATGATGTAGTTCTTTTGTGCAGTTGTCAATACCGCTGTGCTCGTAGGTTTAATTGACAAGAATACTTTACCGTATACTGGAGGCACATTATCTTCTCCTCCCCATGCATTCACTGTCTCTGCTTCTGGATATAATCTAAATATCAAAGATTTATAGTCTTCTACGGTGACTGCTCGATTTTGTGATGAGTATGAGCGAGGAGCATTGTATCTAATAGATTCAATTGACTCTATGTCAGCTCCACCCACAGCTGGAGTAGTTGTAGTTATAGCTACAGTGCCTCCTAATAGACTAGATCCTGTATAGTTAAATAGTCTAGCTCCGTTTGCGGCTATAGTGTTAGTGATCATGTAAGATATGTTAACTACGTTACCAGTAGATAACGCTTTACCTATCGTATCATTACCAAACTCTAGTTCGTATAGTTCACCTTCAATCTCTTTTATGAAGTAAACTTTTGAAGTTTCGTCTAAGTTTAAGATCTGTTCTTGGTTAACAAAGGTATTGAACACAGATGAAGATGCACTATCTTGAACTCGAACATTTATAGTTGGTAAGTCTACACCTGCATTAGGTAGTATGTATCGAGTACCTGCTGCAGTCGTGTATTTAAAAGTTAATGGTGTACCTTCTTTTATGTTGATGCCATTAAACGTATATGATGATCCTACTCTGTTGGTAGATACAGCTTCTGTATTATAGAACGTGTATTGAGCTCCATCGACGGTCGTAGCGAAAGAACTATATGCTGGTAAAGTCAGCGTAGCAGGAGATGAAGTAGTACCAGTCACCACTATGTTAACAGTAGCTACGGCTCCAATCGCAGAGTGAGGGACGTACCCAATTTCTTTAGCTCTTGAAACGACGCTTGATCGTTTGCTGGCAGAATCCAAGAAAGATTCATTGACAGCTAAGTTTGTATATAGAGCGTTGTAATGGGTATTGTATGCAAGTATATCCAATAGTACGGAAAGGCCGGCACCCTCAAAGTCATAGTCTGCAAAAGCTGACTGTCCTTGTAAGAATGTTTTTAAATTGGATTTAATTGCATCAAAGTCTAACTCAGCAGTTGTTATGTTCTTATTTGCCATTATCGTGTTCTCGTTAGTATTAAATCAACCGTTAAAGGTCGTGTCGTGTTTATAATAGTAAAGTAGATCCTAACGTATATTTCGTGGTCATCAGGCGAAAACGTGATACCTACTTCATTTAATGATACTCTTGGTTCATAATTAGTTATGGTGTCTGTTATAACTCTTTTTAATAAGATGTTAAGCATTGGGGTTGCAGGTTCAAATAATAACCCTCTTATCTGAGACCCTATATCAGAATGAAACGGTCTCTCAAAATTTTGTGTTAAAATAAGGTTTTTAACAGAAGCTTTGATAGCATCTTCATCAAACTTACGTACGACATCCTTAGTCACAGGGTGTTTAGTGAAGTTAAGGTCTAAATCAGAGAATGTTCTGGTATTTCGTGCCATAGCTTATTTATATGCTTTTATGCAATAAGTGTAAACTGTCCTGTATCACCAACTTTAGTATGATCCCTCATGGTAAACGCCATGAGTCTATTAGCTGTATACTTAAATGAAACATGGATCCATACTGTATTTTTACCAGAGTACTCCAATATCAATTGGTCATATGGTATGATCTGTTGGATGGCTTGTATGGCTTCATAGTGTCTTTCTCTATTAAATCCTGGGATGATGAAGTCTGCCGCTTGACCTAAGTAATGTTGCGATGTAGCAGATGACTTAGGCACATCACCAGGTCTCCTGAATCCAGAAGTTATCACCATACCTGGATACAAGTTAATGATAGGCTCAAGACAGTTTTCAGCCAACCCTTTAAGGTTACACACGATCTCTTGAGCAGTTAAGCCTTGTTGATCTATAGGCATCCTTGAACCACCCTTAGTTAACCCACCTAGACTAAAGTGCGGAGATAGTATTAGGTCTGGTGTAAACTTCTCCATAGAGTTGATGATGTTACAGCTTTGTGGCAATGGTGCAACATTATTTGCTGCAGCAGAAGCCGAGCCTTGAGAAGTACCATAGTCTTTTTCATCAGGGTCTAATGTACCATCCGAGATCTGTTTCTGAGTATACTCTGTAGCATCACCTTCTTCTGGTGTTTCATAGTGAGCTGCAGCTTCTGCGCCACGGGTTAACACTACTAATTCAGCAAATGATGGTAACTCTGGAGTTTGTTTTGCCTCTGGTGATGCAAGTCCAGTCGTATTTGCCGCAGTAGCACTATCAATACTTGGGCATGATGATCCGCCAGATCTACTTGTTGGACAACTATAATCAGTTTTACCTGATACTGCTACAGTATAGGTATCTCCGCCAAGATATGTGTATTTAGTACCAGTATGACGATAGCTTGATGTTCCAACTGTTTCTTTATATGTGCTAGCACTAACGTTAATATCACTTGCCTGTTCTCTTATAGAGGCAGAAGAAAGGTTGATATTACCAACAGCTTCCATATTAATATTATTAGCACGAATGTTTAGGTCTTCTTTTACTGATAGGTTCATGTTACCAGAAACATTGATGTCCGCATCATTGTAAACATTAACAGTAGTTTTACCAGACACCTCAACGTTTAATGCGTTGTTGATCTTAATGTTATGGTTACCATCGATAGTAACGTCTGCAGTACCTTTAATGTATAGATGACCGTTTCGTTCAAGTATCTCGTACTTATCACCTACTATACGCTTGACTTCTGTACCGTTAGAGTCAATCTCTGTATAAGTACCAGTCTTATGATAGATATGCACACGTTCTGAGTTTGGTGTATCATCGAACTCCATGATATGACCAGACTCTGACATGAATACATGGTTATATGGATATAATGAGTTGTATGGTATAGGAGATTGATCCCACGTTACGTTGAACGCAGAGATGACTCCTTTCTCTCTAGCTAATTCTTTCTTACGAACTATGGTCTTCTTGATATCTTCATGTCTTGCAAGCTTATTGGTATCTGGCTCGTTTAGATAGAGTGGATACTTACCTTTTGGGTCTCTAAACCCTAAAGTCATAGCTTGACTGGTAGCAGGTTTTAATCCAGAGCTGTTTGCTGTTGAATCTACTGGAGTAGTCTCAGATATTGGAGGAGTAAGTTCACCAGAAACATTTGGCACACCATTTTTTAAGAATAGGTCTTTCTCTGAACCCCTTCTTTTAACTAATCCTGGAAGCACTACGCCATCATCTTTTGTCCAATCACTAAACATAGTTGCAGAATCAAGGTACTTACCCGCATTTAATTCTTTTAACAGAGTTGATTTACTAAAGTTACCTGAACCCAAGTTATATGTAAAGCAGCATAAGGCATCATACATTGACTGCGTAATAGGAGCCTTAGTCTTAGAATTGATGATAGGAGATACAGAAGTCTTTAAGTGTGTGTTTAGATATTCGTTAGCTTGTGCTTCTGTGATAGTTTGACCTGGATATACTGGAGCTCCATTGATAGAAGTCGTACCATAACCGATAGTCCATATTCCACCAGTGTCTTGATAAGCTGTAAGTTTTAACCCTTCATATTGCTTGATCAGAGCGATAGCGTCAGCTGATGGTGTATAACTGCTAGCTGGGTTTAACCCAACATCTTCTTCAGCTAGATCAGAGCTAGAGTTCACAGCTGTAGTACCGTTTTCTCCAGTGAGTGTTTGTTCTCCAGATCCTGGTAGATACCCATCTTGTTTGAGTATCATTGATTCATCGTCGTAGTCTATAGTGCCTTGAGATTGCGGGATACCACCAATAGATCCTAAGATGATGGGCTGTTGTTCGTCATCATCTCTAAACATGATGATTACCCATGTGCCTTCAACTGGGCCTAATGGAGAATGACCTATACCTGAAATACCAGCAGAAGTTATTGACTGCATAGGATACGCCCATGGTAAGTCTTCAGTCTTTAACTGACTCTTATCATGGTTATGTAGACTGACCACCCTAACTTGACATCTTCCAAGCTTTAGAGGGTCTTGTCTATTCTCTACGCATCCTGTATATAACTTCATCTTCCGCCTTTATTCAAATCAACAATAAATGAATCTTTAATTAACTCCATACGACACTCGTGGTTTTCACGATCTATATAATGACTAACTGAACTAATGATATAGTTGCCAGAAAATATGTTATCTAATATATCATTTTGTTCATCAGATAACTCGATAGGGTTAAACTTATTTAAGTTAACGACTACTTTATTGCCTACAGTATAATCTGTCCTGCCGGGAACTACGATCTGTAACTTAGTAGCTGACATCTGTTGTAAAGATGACATCCTTTTTTGGATGGTTCTAGCATTAGTAACGTCACCAAAGTTATTAAAGTTACCATAGTACTTATGATAGTCTAAGATAAGTGAGTTTGGCCTACGGATATTATTTGATGATGTTACTGCATAATTGTTTAAATGTACTTGTTTATTAAACTCATCAAGCATGTCAAAGTTTTTAGATACATATTTCTTAGTTAATATATCATGGCTAATCAACTTAGATGCAAACATACCCATCCTTGATCGATCTACATAATCGAATATGTTTGGTATGTTTATCTTTATTATCCTTTGATACTCTTTCTCTACATTTCTAATAGCAGAGCCATCTGGTCTAATATCTCTTAAGAATGCATCATACGTAAACTCTTGTTTAATAGGTAGACTGTATAAGTACTCTGCTGATACAAAGTTAAAGCCCGATCTATTTTCAAAAAATAAGTAGTTAGCAGAACCATTTTGATTAGAAGCCGTCTCTGCTGCATAGTTAAGGCATTTCACAGGAGACCAATAGTTAGATATAAACTTAAACCCGTTTGGAGTCTCTTCAACGACAGCATTCTTATTAGTCTCTAAGCCATCATGTTGGTCTTTAATTAGAGTTGTGGCTATGTCAGATATTTTACCTTGAAATGATCTGCTTACCTTTTTATTGATGTCAACTAATGCTTCTCTTGAAAAGAACCTAGCTTCATACACTACGCTACGATCGCCGACCATTGATCTTTCTGATATCTTATAGATATAAAACTGTTGATCAAAGATCATATCTTTGTCGTTAAAGGATGGAGTGCGAATGCGGAACGTTACGCTTTCTTCTCCTATGAATGGGAATAGGTTGACTAGGTCTAATGAATCTCTAAATGCTAGTAAACCTGTGGTAAATGGAGAAAATAGGTCTTCATATATCTCAAGAGCGATTACTTGGTTTTTTACTTCTACACCAAAGCCGTTTGATGATACGATTTGGATTGAATCGATAGCGACATCACCAGCGAACCGTATTACTTCATTATCTCTCATTATATAATGTCTTTAAAGTTTTTCAGTATGGTATTTAATAGCGTTGGTGATATGAGCTTGATCCTACGTTTACCTTCATTAATCTGTATCTCATAGTCAAAGTTAGACACAGACGTAGCTTGTGGATTAGTTGAATCTACTATATTACCATTATAGTCTATGTAATGATGGGTATCATACTCATTGCCTACACCATATTTATCTGTCACATGATTATCTAACTGATACTGAGTTAATGGAAAATCATCTACGTAGTTATACCTTTCGTTACATATCATGATGACCCAATGATACAAAGGAGTGCCATATATCTTTTCTGATATGATTTCAGGTGTCTCTCCATCCATGATATCATACTCATCATATACAGTAACGTTAGACAGTATCTCTTTTCTAAGCCTTACGTTTCGTGTTATATCCTTAACATTCCTGTATTCAGTCTTGTTGTTGATATCAAAATCATATAAAAACGTTGGGAATTCTTTAAAATACATTATAGACCGTCCTCAATCTTTTCTTTAGTGAGTAGTGCAAGCTCTTTGAACTGCATGCTTATGTTAATTTGTGTAGGCATGCCATTTCTAAATGTAGTAAATTGTCCTTGTGGAGAATAGTTAACTGATAAGTCTTCAAGTACACATGACGTATGTCTATGGATAGTTAAGTTTTCATCGACACCATTGTAGTAGTAAATATCAAACTCTGAAGGGTAAATATATAAGAATGCATTATCATCTTTGAATTCTGGATGCATATGATACTTAAACTGTTTAATGATATCCAATACGTTTTGGGCTTCTGTTTCAGATCTTGGGAAAAACTCATAATCAAACTGGAATGTTCTAAAATCCACTCTCTTAAATATCTGTTCTTTTCTTGGGTTAGGGGCTATTTGACCTAACTTACTTAATAAACCTGTACCAGGTAATGATAGACCTATGTTTGCTACAGCAGCACCTAAGTTTCCCATTGCATTACTTGAAGCTGCAGCTTTTTGTAAAGCCTCTGCACCAAACTTAATACCCATCATTTGAAACGCTGTAGATTCTTCCTCATAATTAACACTATATTTAGCTGAAAGGTTGTTAGGTATATGTAAAGATACAGCAGTTTTAATTCGTTTCTTTTGTCCAGTAAAGCTAGCTCCTTGCGTAGCAGCAACACCCGCCGCAGCGCCAGTAATACCTGCAGCAGTAAATCCAGCTTTATAACCACCACCTATTCCAGCAATAACTCCATTTGCTGCTGATACTCCACCAGCAATAATAAGTTTACGCTGACGTTCACCTTCAGGACCCTTAGGAAGATCGCGATCAACGTTTGCTACTGCTTCACCTAAATCTCTAGGTGGGATATCATTCACTACTAGATCTTTATTGTCTTTTATGAGTTTGGAATCTTCAGCGACATTGATATAAAATACTACATAGTTGCTGCCATATTCTCCTGAAGAACTCATTAAGTCTTCTGGATACATATGCTGAGTTATATTATATTTGTTGTTTTCAAATACAGAAGCGTTTCCACGTTTGTTATATAGCGGCTTATCACTGCCTATACTTAAAGCTTTTGGACGAGCATTTGCTGCATACATAAGATTACTACTTGCTATGTCTTTTTGAGTAGCATTTGTTTCTATGCCAAAGCTTAAATAACTGGGAGCTTTATTTGGATCCATATCTGTTCCTAAACGTTTATTGATTATTTATACATAAATATCAAGTATGTTTCATAAACGTAGATATAAACCAATGTTTCCTGAGAAGTATGAAGGGGATCCTACCAACATCATCATGAGATCCAGTTGGGAGACTCGCTTCGCCTCATGGTGTGATAAGAACCCATCAATCATAAAATGGTGTTCTGAGGAGACAGTTGTCCCATATAGGTGTCCTACAGATAATAAACTCCATAGATACTTTATAGACTTTAAGATAAGGGTTAGGACTAAGGATAACCAAACTAAGACGTACCTAGTTGAAGTCAAGCCTGCCAAACAAACACAACCACCAGTGTATCCTGGTAAAAAGACTAAACATTACTTAATAGAATCTTTCGCATTTATTAAAAACCAAGCTAAATGGAAAGCTGCCACAGAATGGTGTAAGGATCGCGGGTATGAATTCATAATAATAACAGAAAATGAATTAGGCTTGAATTAGCATATAAATAATCAAATGGCTCAATTAATTAAAGACATATTCGACCAGAATCAATATAACCTTAAAGAAGCTGCAAGCAAATCTAAGGCATGGTTCCAACAGCAAGCTACACTTTTAGGCAGACAAAATATTACTCCTACGAAGGTGTTAAATTCTGACGCTTATAAAGTAAAGAACACTATAGTTCCTGGAAGCTTGTACATGTTCTTCTATGACCCTAAAGGTAAAGATCAACTACCATACTATGATAGGTTCCCGTTGGTATTCCCTTATAAAAAGGTTAGTAAAGGTTTCATTGGATTAAATATGCACTACTTAC